CCCCGGCGGTACTGCGGCCGTGGGGGCGGAGGGGGTCACCCCCCACCCCTGACGGCCGAGAACTAGTCGCCTGGTGAGATGCGCCAGCCGCCCGGCTGGGTCGCTGCTGTGTGCTCGTCATGACACTGCTTGCACAGACCGCGGCCGTGGGCTGGGTCGTTGTCGTCCAGGCCGCGTGCAATGAGCTCACGCTTGTCGAGCGGGTGGTGGTCAGCCACTGTCGAGCGAGCTGAGTGGCAAGCAACGCAGATCGGATCACGAGCGAGCACACCATGTCGGAAGCGGCGTCTGTGCTCGCGTCCGTATCCTCGCTGTGCAGCTGTCCCTCGCGCCTGGTCTGCTGCCTTGGCGTGGGCTGGGCATCGGCCGCCGGCGCACAGTGTCGGGCACCCGGGCAGTGAGCAGACACGCAGGCTCATAGCCTCAGCGCCGCGCCATCAGGTAGTCGACCAGCTCAGGGTTGTCGCGCAGTACCAGGACGATGGGTGACTCGAGCATGCGGATGACTGACTCTTCCCGCTCATTCCTATCCGGCCCAAGGTAGCGCCAGATGGGGGCGCCCATGACTGTCTCGCATAGTGCGTGCATGACCTCGTGCCAAAGGGTCAGGCGTTGGACGTCGCGGCTGCAAGTAGGGCTGATGTAGATCGTGGCCGTGTCGTGCTGGCAGTGTCCGTAGTCGCCCTTGCGTTGGGTCTTGTGCTCGATGCGCATCCAGTCATCGGGGTCGACCGTCACGAGGTAGGTCACTGCGCCAACGAGCACCGTACTAGGGATCCCATCAGGGCGCTTGCTAGCGGCCACAGATCTGCTCCTCGAGGTCGGCGATCCTCGCGAGGCAGACTGTGATCAGCTCGTCGAGGCGTTCGCGCCGGTCGGCGTCACCACATCGGGTGCACCCGCAGATCATGTGGCGGTTGAGGCGGTGCCAGGCCAGGCGTTCCTGCTCGTGCAGGCGTGCGGCCCAGAGTGCGGGCCGGCGGTCTGTCAGCGTGGTGTCCATGCTGACCTCCAGCTTTGCTACCGGCTGCCGCGCTTGGCTAGCCCGAAGTACTTGCGGTCCTGGGGTTGGCGGAAGTCGGCGACCTTGTCACCGAGGTATGCGCGCAGCTTGGCGTTGTCCCAGCCCTGGAATGGCACGACCCTCAACGTGACGCCGCGGAAGACGTTCAGCTTCTGCTCGACCATGTAGGCGCCGAGGACCTTCTTGGCCGCGCTGTTCGCGGCGATGATGTCCTTGATCTTGTCGATGTCGACCTGGGTGACCTTGTATGTGCGCGCCGCCTTGATGGCATCAGCCTGAGACGTCATGGGGCTCCAGGGGGTGTGATGTGAAGAGGTGAACGTGTGGGGCCCGCCTGGTCGCGGTGACCGACCGCAGGCTCAGGGCCAGGTGTGTGGTGTCGTCCGGCGAGAAGGCGGGAGATTGGGGGGGAGTGGGTCAGGCGATACGCCGGGCTCCGCTGCCACGCTTGCGCGTATCGCGGGCGGCGACCAAGACGTCACCGAGGCGGTACAACGGGCGGCCGTGCTCGTCCAGGCCGAATGGTGTCAGGTGTCCACGAGTGACCCACATGCTGATGGTGGATGTGCCGACCCCAACTGTGGTCGCGGCCTCTGTGGTGTTGATCAGGTCGTGCATCATCGACGCCTCCCGACGTGACGAAACCCCGACCAGGTTTTCCCGGACGGGGTTTGGATACAGCTCGCCTACTGCCACCAGTGTCACACCGTGGGCCGGTGTCTGTTCGCAACATAGGAAAACCCGGCCGGATCAGCCGGACGGGTTTGGGTACAACTGCGGTGGTGGCATCAGTATCACACCGTTGTCCGACAGAGGTGTCGGCGGGGGGTGGCGCTCTGCTCAGGTCGCCTCACTATTGCCATTGGTGACGGCAATTTCAGCCTCGTAGTCGGCCAGGGCCCAGTCGACCGCGATGCGGGTGAACATCGGAAGGTCCTCCTCACGAATGACCCGGCCGCAGTTCTCGCAGGTGATCTTGCCGACGTCTTTGGCGCGGGCCGGGCCGCTGTGGACGAGCATGGCGACGTCGCAGCTGGGGCATGGCATGGGCAGGCGTGGCTCCACCTTGCGGGTGAGTCCGTACTTGGCACGGTTGGTCTGGTGCGTGTCGTGGATGGCACCGGCGTGGTAGCCGACGTCAGGCCAGTCGCAGAGCTGGTCGAAGTGCGAGCTCAGGTAGGTGTAGGCGTGGCTTACGAGCAGCCCACCGGCAGCCATCGAAAAGCCGGTCTGCAATGACGAGCCGTGACCGACCTCGAACTTACCGGCTGTTGTCGAAATGTCGGGTGCGGGCCTGTCACCGAGGTGCGTACGGAGCCCCGCCTCGATGCGGTTGAGGACCCACGCGATCTCACGGCAGGCGTCTGAGGCGTCTTGGGCGGGGTGGCCGAAGGACTGCTGTGGTGCATGCCGGAGTTGGCCGGTCCGTCGCACTGGTGAGGGCAGGGCTGTCTTCAGGGTCACATAGTCCATGACGATCCAGGAAAGCTCGCGGCGGAACCGGTTCCGACAGGGGTCACACATGATCTGTGTGGTCAGGCGCCGGTTCCCGTCAGCGTCGACGCAGTGGGGGTGTGAGCAGGGCGAGACGACGGTCGTCACCGGGGCTACTCCTGAGCCTTCATCACGGCACGGAGCTCGCCAACGGGTATCGAGGCCACGGCCTCAGCGTCGTACTGGTCACATAGAACGACCACCCGGACCAGCGCGGCCAGGGCAATGTCGCGGGTATCCCGGGTTGCCGCCAGGTCCTCGCGGGCCTGGTCCCGGCCGGCTTTCCGCAACGCGCTGAGCCGTGTCAGCACCTTCAGCTGTTTCGTTAGTCGGCCTCCCTCACGGTTGGCGTCGACCAGGCTCCGCTCCAGCATCCGTCGGCCGGGAATGTCGCCGGCGCTGTGTGCCTGTAGGGCCTCGATGTCGACCGCTGCGCGGTACGCCTCTGCTGCGGAGACAGCCATCGGATCGGTAGCAATGGCGCTCGAGACTCGTGCGAGGGCGGCTTGGTATCCGGCCACGAATACTGGATCGTCGCTAGCAGCAATCATTCAAGGTCACGCAGATCTCTCAATGGGGATAACCATGATTATGAGTCACTCTGTCTCTTTGGACGACTCGTCGATCTCAGTGGCGATCTGAACCCACAGGGCGGCCTCGGCCTGGTCCTTCGCAGTCTTCGCCATCTCGCGGGCGTGGCTGGCCACGTGCTCCGAGTGGATCAGCTCGGCCGTGTGCGGCGCATGCCACTCGATCATCTGCGCCGACACAACGGCGGTCTTGTCCAAGCGGTCCCACAAAGCCGGTGCGGGCCCGAACCCCAGGATCGCTTTCCGGAGCTCCGCACCCTGCGGACTGTCAGCTTGGATAGCGGCCAGGACAGCGCGAGCCTCGGCCTGGTAGTCGTTGGCCGTGGGATCGAGGCTGTTGTGGATGATGTGGCCAAGGATCTCAGCAGCGTCAAAGTCATTCATTGTTCGCTACGTCGAGCGACAGATCGGCAAGATCTCTGTGCATCTGCCGATGAACTTCGATGTCAGCGACTAGGCATCCACACCAGGTGCAGGTGACCACCGAGCCATTGCCTCCGATCCGAAGGTCGGTGAACATCCCATCACGGTCAGCAGGCCCGGTCATGTCTCGTCCCACCGGTTTGTGTTGGGGTTCCAGGTGAACACGCGGTCCCCTTCGGGGTTGTCGATGTGCTCACGGGGCATGAGCAGCGGTGTTGAGCAGTGGCTGCACCGGTGGTCTGGTGTCCTGCGGATGTGGTGTTTGCAGGCGGGGCACGTCGCGAGCTTGTGGGTGAGGTCCGGGCTTTTCAGTAGGTGCCAGGCGTATCTGAACCAGCTCACACGGTCAGCAGGGCCGGTCATGGCGTCTCGCCATCCGCTCGACGGCCACACATCGCGGCCAACTCAGCCATCACCTGGCGGAAGATCGGCTCCTGCCAGGCCTCGAGCTCCTCGCTGGTGCAGTGGTCTAGGAACTCCACGAAGTCAGGTCGTGCCTTGAGCCACAGGTCTTCCAGCGCGTCCTCGCACGCTTCGCCCATGTGGGTGAACAGATCCTCTGCGGCATGCCGCACTGCCACTGGGATGACGGTGACTATCTCTTCACGGTCACTCATGCCGCACCGTCTTCCTTGAGGATGATGCTGTCGGTACGACACGCGAAGGGGGAGCACCCGGGCAAGTCGTCTTCCTCGTACATGCCCTCGAACGCGAGCGGGTCGTTGAGGTCCGCCAGTAGGTCGCCCTGGCGGGACTTCCACTCATGGCCGGTCACACGGTCGATGGGCGCGACGCCCAGTGGAACGCGGGAGCGGTGCAGGAACATCTGCCCACGCAGGCTCTTGCCTTCAGCGTTTGCCTTTGCAGTACCTCCACGGATCGCGGCGTCGAATGCGACAGCGTCAGCGAAGTCAGCAGGAGCGGTGTCGCGGAGTTTCCGCCAGGCCGCATTGCCGTGGAACGGGCAGCCAACACACGCGCTCTTGGGCGTTTCTCCCCAGCCAAGTTCGGTGAGGTAGCGGATGCAGTCGACCCGGCTCATGCCCAGCTCGATGAGCGGGTAGCGGTTGCGGGAGTAGTTGACGTCCGATTCGTGCATCCGGTGGGCTTCGTCGGTGCTGATTCCGACCCACTGCTCGACGTAGACGCCCTTGGGGACGGGAGTGGGATGCGGGCAACCAAGAAGCTTGCGGACTGCGGCCTTAATGGGCTTGATCTTGTACTCGCTTGTGCACTGGCGTCGGACCATACCCGGGGTGCCGTTCTTGTTCAGGACGTACATCGGCATCGACGCGAAGCGGTGTGCGGGGTCAAGGGCGTCATCCCTGATGTTCCCGCTGCTCACGCGCAGGATGGGGATGCCCGCATGCTGGGCGATCTCGGTGTCGATCCGGTCCAGGTGCGCGTAGACGGCCGCCGGTTCCCATCCTGTGTCGGAGAAGATCGCGGCGTCGATCGGTGGCAGCTTTCCGCGGGCGACCAACAGCAGGAGAGCGGTGGACTGCACACCAGCACCGAGGCTGAGGACACGCTTAGCGGGCTTGGTGTCACTCACGGCGTGTCCACTCGCTCAGCTACGACGTGACGCGTGTGACGCTCTGTGATCCGGTAGGTCACGGTGCCGATGTCGCCCATGGTGATGAGGTCGCCGTTGATGACCAGGGACTCGTAGTTATCTGCTTCGAGTAGTGCGGACGAGATCCAGATGATCGGGTCGGCGCGGTCGACGCGAACACGGTCACCGACGCGAGTGAACACCGCCTCACCTGGAGGAAGGTCGGTGAATATTGCTTCACGGTCAGGTGCCGTGGCGTTCTCATCCATGGTTCCGATCTCCCCTATTTGGTCGGCGACGTGCCGTTGAGCTTGGGCGCATTCACCGGCAAGGGAGCGTCGGCATACAGGTAGTTCAGGTCGGTCTCGACCAGGACGTTCTCGGCGGTGAAGAAGAAGTTGCCGGTCTCGTTGGCGCCGTAGGATCCGTCGTCGCCCGGTGCGGGGTAGGTGACAGCCCCGCCTGAGGTGTCGCTGCGGCGGTCCACAGTGGTGCTGGTGGTCATCTGGGAGTCGGTGTTGGAGACCTTGCCCTTGATGACGTAGTAACCGACGATCTTGCCGAAGTTCATCAGGTAGACGTACCCGATCTTGGAAGGGCTGTTCAGCCGCAGGAGCCGGTCTCGCAAGTTCGCCCGCTCCAGCGAGGTGCGCAGCTGGGCTGAAGGATAGGGCACCGCAGCCTGCTGCTGGGCGAATGTATTCTCGGTGAGTTGCTGCCCGGTCTGCTGGGCAGTACTTTTCGGGTCGTCACAACTGGAAGCGGTCAGCAGGACGGTCAGGACGACAACCGGGCCGGCGAAGATGCTGATGAGTCGTCTCTGTTGCTGGTTCATTTCTGCTCCTTGGGCTTGCAATCGGTGGCAGGGTCGGCCTGGTCGATCTGTGCGGGCAGGTCTGACGCGCGGAACTGCTGCGCCGTGTACTTGCGAGCGTCTGCGTTGTAGAGCCCGACACTGTCCAGGCAGTGGTTGACCAGGCCTGCGTAGTTGACCGCGTAGGTCGAGTCGCCTGGGTTGGCCTTCTTGTCCACCAGCGCCTGGTCGAGCTTGGCATCGGACTGCTTGATGTCGGCGATCAGGTCCTCGAAGGTCTGCTGTGCCGCGATCCGGTTGTTCGCAGAGTTCTTCTGGACGATGGCTTCGCCCCGGCCGGCCACGTCCGAGGTTGCCACCCCGATGGCCCAGACGACGCCGCCGATGATCCCGCCCAGGATGAGCAGGACGATGAGAACCAGGACGCCTCGGCTCATCCCTCCTCGGAGCACTCGGCTGGGATTGTCGCTGTCGTACCACGGCTCTTTGCTCATGCGTTCAGTCTCCCTTCCGGACGTGGAAGGGCGTGAGTACCCAATCACGGTCAGCAGCCCCGGTCACCTCAGTCACTGGGGTTCACCCCACTTACCACTCAGCCCGATGACCGCTGTGTAGATGAGCGACCATGTGGTCTCAACGATGACCTGCGAACCGTCGTCCAACGTGGCCATGAGCTGAAAAGCCGGCTTACCTGCGGCGGTGCCGTTGGCTAAGCACCCGACACGCTTGATGTACCCATGCTTCAGTGTGGCGAGGTCGGTGAGGTGTTGGCTCCATTCGCCGTCTCGTATCTCAACGTCAACGGCGAGGCCGGTGAATCCTGGCAAGTCCATCATGGCTTCTCCTCGATTGCGGTCAGTAGGTCACGGTTGCGGGCGGTACATGAGGGCTGCGCCCTTCACTGGCTCGTGAGGATGCTGAACCTGCTCATTGGTCTTGACGTACCCCAAGGCCTCGGACGTCGCAGACGTGCCACCGCAGTGAACCGAGGCGCGGCAGAGCTGGTCCCAGTCCTCGCGGTACCACCACATACCTGACTTCGGGCCGTCGACACAGACCACCAGGTCGGCGCCGGGGCGGATTCGGTTGACGTGGGCCTGGGCGGCCGGCTGTTTGTCGGCGCGCGGGATCTTGTAGGCATCCTGAGGGGTCGATGTGGACGGGCTCATGACGCGCTCCGCTTTCCGGATTCCGGATAGCGGGCTGCACAGATGTGGCAGGGGTTGGTGAAGCTCCGGGCGTCGCACCAGGCGCACTGCAAGATGCGGGCGTCTGCGAGCTCGAGCTGGTGTAGCTGTGCCGGCAGGAAGGCCACGGTGTGGGTCTGTGCACTTGGGGTATCTGTCATTGTGCGTCCCTGGGCTCGGGCAGGTTGGGATTCCAGAACCGCCGACCGGTTCGTTCAGCGCGCAGCTCGTCGATGGCCTGGCCGAGGTTCAGGACGTTCTCTTCGCGGAGGCTTTTGGCGATCGCGAGGCGACATGGTTGACATGCCCTCTCCAGTGCTCGGTTGTGGGCCCACCATCCCCGAGTGCTACCGCACTCCGATCTGTATGTCGTCATCGGGTATCGCCGACCTGGACGGCGACTAGCGCCTTCCGGGTGGGGTGAAGTGGTCGCTTCTTGTTGCTCCCTGTCAGGCAGAGCTCATCTGGATCGACACCGCACGTCGGGCACGTCACTGAGTACCCAGGGGCGTCACGGGTCGCAGGCCGGATGCGGAGCCGCTTCTGGAGCTCTGAGTCTTGATCGCAGGTCTCACATCCATATCGGCCGTACGCGATCGGGTAGATCGGGTCGCCAACATCGATGGGGGCCTTGCAGTAGTAGCAGGGTTCAGCCCGCCTGGCAGGCAGACGCTCGCTCACCATGGTGCTTCTCCTGCCAAGGGGTGGCAGCGCGGGCAGCGTCCGGGCAGACCATCGACCTGGACGTGGCGGGTGACCTGGTCGCAGGCGCCGCACCACGGTGCCCGCTGCTCAGCCGCTGTGCCGGACTGGAATGCGTGCAGGCGAGGATGGTCTGCCTGGGGGTCGATGTCGCGCAGATACCAGGCCAGTACAGCGGCCGGCGTGCGGACGTGCTCCTGGGTCAGGGAGGTGAATCCTCGGGCCTGGTTGACCGAATCCATGTGCGTGATCACGTCGTACGCTGTCCAGCCCATACCCGGGCTGGTGGCGCATTTATGAACTACGGGGATGATTTCGCTCAGCTTCGAGCCGCGTAGCCACCCCACAAGGGCCTGCAAATCTCGGGCGACCCCTACCGCCGGTTGAGAGCGGCGCTTTCGTCGTCTCTTGGGTCGTGGCGGCGAAGCCGTCTCCTTCGATTCGCCGCTTGCGGCGCGGTAGGTAAGACCTCGAGAACGACCAGCGACGCCCAAACGCGCTACACCTCTGGTAGGTACCTCATTGCGCCATTTGAGCACGAGGTTATCCACAACCCCGCTGGCTGTGAGGGCTGTTTCGGCGGACATGCCCCTCTGCCTGGAGGTCCTGTTCCTGCCAGGCCAGGTTTCGCTCTTCTTGAGCATCCGGCCGGGGATGACGACCACGCGCAGACCCAGCTTGTTTGCCACCCGGCGGCACCGGTCGACCGTGGACTTCCCGATCTCGGCAACCTTGGCCGCGGTGATTGGTCGCACGATGCAGCGGCGGCCGGTCCTGGGGTTGGCGTAGAGCGACTCCGCCTCGGCCCATCTGGTGAACGTCGCCCTGCTCACGCGCTCGGCTTCCAGGACGTCGGCGTGGACAGTCATCGCGGTCGGCACTACGAAGTTGAGCCAGTCCTCACGCCCATTCCAGGCCCGGATATGGGCGTATGCGCCTTCTGGTGCGTGGCTGTGCGTACCGCGGCTGCGGTTCTCCCAGCCAGTGTCATCGTGATGCCAACGGGGCCTGATGCCAGGATCGAGGGATCCGAAATGTCGGACCAGATAAGCGGTCCCCGGGATGCACTCACGCTGACCGTAGAGCTCCCAGAGCGCTACCGGGGCCTCATTCCCCGGGTTCGGGTCCCCCAGGAGCGGCCGGTCGAAAGCGCCACGGACGAGGCCGGGCTGCCGGGAGCTGATGGCGCTCATGGCCGGCCGCCGGCCGCGTCGACGTGGAGCAGCTCGCGGGCGAAGACCAGGTGCAGGCCGAGACCGCGGATCTCTGTGATGGCCTTGTCGAGGGCCGCGGCGCGTTCCTTGATCGGCTGTTCACGGACACGCCGTAGATCTGGGGGAGTCGCCTTGATTGCCGGGGTCGCGTGTGCGACATTTTGCTTGACCTCGACGGCGCTGTCAGCGCCGCTGGGGTCTGTCAGATAGGGGCTGTAGGTTTCTGATCGGGAAGCGGTTCTGGGGGGCATGCTGGCACATGACTTTCCGGACCCGCGACCCAAAAATGCCTGCAATAAGGTATGCGCCGGTCCCTGCGAAGGTGGCGCATACTGGGTATGCAGGTGTTTCAGGGCCGCACAGCCCAAGTAGTTGGTCGGAGAGCCCGTGGCCTAGGTCGCGGGCTCTCTCGCCGTGCGGTCTCTGATACCGGCAGAAGCCAGCACCGTTGCTGCTTATGTAGCCCTCAACCGGAGGAGCATTTGCTAGGGCTGTCCCTAACCCCGGTCGGTCCCCCTTCTCCTCGCCCCGTCCCCTCCCGTTTTTGGAAGGGGAGATTCTCGCGGCGTCAGGTGGTTTCCAAGCACCCGACGCTGCCTGCTTTTAGGTAGCCGGGCCGCTCATGTTCGCTTCGCTCGGCGGCGTGCGTGGCGTCTGGCCTTGCTGCCGCGACGTCGGAAGGACTGATCACGCAGGTACGGCACGTTGGTCGCCGGCTGCCGGTCGAGCCGCGGGATCAGGAAAAGCCGGCCCCGGGCTGTATAGCGGACGTGGCGCCGCTCAGCCCGGGACTGGCCGCTCTGGGAGCTGACCAGGACAGGCGTCAGCGTCGGCGCGGCGAGGACCCGGGCCGGGGTGCGGCCGTGGCTACTCACGCCGACTTGAGCTTGTCGCCGACGGCGGGATCCACCGGGATGCTCGTTTGTCCTTGCCCCGCATGACCTCTGCGGCGGTATCCGCCGACTTTTGTCGGAGTCGTGGACCGGAGGTGTCTTGCTCTAGCGAGCTTCTCAACGTCCGCCCGCACAAAAAGCCTTGAGCTGGTCTTGCCGGGCCCCTGATGTGCGGTGATGAGCTGCCCACTGGCCGCCCAGCGGTTGACGGTGACGCGCTTGACGCCGAGGATTTCGGCGGCCTCCAGAGAACCGACCATCTTGATCATTCGGCCAATATAGACGCCAGGGCAAACTTGCTCAACCCCAACACGACGGAACAAACTGACTGCTGCATGTCTCCCTTGCACAAGTTTGATCACTGCGCTAACTTGGCGTCCATGACCACCGGCACCGTGACAATCGCAGGGACTGTTCCCCAATGGACCACCAGGGACCGGCTGAGGAAGGCACGTGAGATCACGGGTCAGAGCCAGGCCGAGTTCGCCAAGGACTTGGGCGTATCGCGGGGGACCGTCAAGAACTATGAGAGCGGAGCGATCAGCGCCTACAGGCGGCCCACTCTGCTGGCCTGGGCGATGCGTTCAGGCGTTCCATTGGAGTGGCTGCTCACTGGGCAGGAGTCGCCGTCGTCCTCGCCGTCTCCGTCGAAGTCGCTAGAGTCGACGACGCCGGCGGGTTCGGAAACTACTCGCTGGTATGCGGACAACGTAGTCCAGCTCTTCTCCGCGATTCGGGTGCAACCCTACGACGTCGCCGCTCTCAAGTCGGCGTGATGAGCACGCATATGTCCCGGTTCGAGCCGGTCTGGGCTGTCTGATGGGACACCAAGCCGCCGCGCGGCACCTCTGGGCTGTCCACGATGCGCCCATGGATAACTTTGCAGGATTCGAGTCATGGCTTCGGGCCAACAGCTGCGGCAACCTCACAGTCAAGGACCGCTTCACCCACCTGGCGGACTTCGAGCGGTCCCACCCGAACTTCCCCCACGTCACCCCGGTTGAGATCGCGATGTGGATCGGCCGCCCCGGGTATGCGGCCTGGTCGAGGGCGACGTACTACGGGCACCTGCGCAGCTACTTCCGTTATGCCACCGAGTGCGGGCTCGTACCGCTCGACCCGATGCAGCAGATGCGCCGGCCGAAACCAGGCAAGACCGTGCCGCGGCCGTTGAGCCAGGCCCAGGTCACCGCGGTGCTGGCCGGCGCCACCCCGGACATCAGGGCCTGGCTCACTCTCGGGCTGTATGCCGGTCTGCGCGCGTACGAGATCGCCAAGATCCGCGGGGAAGACGTCGACCTCGAGCAGCTGTACGTGTTCGGCAAGGGCGAGCAGTCGGCATACGTGCCTTGCCACCGGCTGGTTTGGAAGCTGGCGGAGACCCGCCCGCGATACGGGTGGTGGTTCCCGACGCGCTCCGCTGCCGGGCATGTCACGTCGGCGGCCGTGTCGGGTAGGACGTCGAAGCTCTTCACGACCTATGGGATCGAAGGGTCTATCCACCGCTGCCGGCACACCTTCGCCACCCAGCTGCTGCGCGCCGGGGTGAATATCCGGATCGTGCAGACCCTGATGCGCCACGAGAGCCTCTCGTCGACACAGATCTACACCGCAGTCGACGAGGTCGAGCGCCGTGACGCGATCGCCCTTCTGATGGCGGCGTGATGACCACCCACATTCCACTCGAGCATGGAGCCCACGTCATGAATACGGACGACCCGACCTACCACGACTTCGCCCGCGATCTCCGAGCCCTCGCCGACACCTTCGACCGGCTCGCAGACCAACTCCCTATGTGCCGATACCCCAAACAGGGCATCAAGATCCTGATGAGCATGGAATACCTCGGGCAGGTCACCCAAGCCGCGGAAGCCCTCGGCATCAAGGTCTGTGAGGAGGGTGGCCATACCGACGCGATGTGGGACCAGGGCCTGATCCACGTCAACTACAACCACATCAGCGCTGCGCACTGGTCCAAGTTCAAGGCAGAGCAGGCCCGGTTCAAGAAGATGCTCGAGGCAGAGTCTGTGGACGCGCCGTGAGCTCTGAACTGGACTTCACGGACACCTATGGGCGGGTTGTCCGCCCTTATGCCTGCCGTGTGTGTGGCTGCACCGAGTTCGACGGCTGCCCTGGTGTCCAGGGTGGGTGCTACTGGGTCGACACCGACGACTCCGGCGAGAACTTTGGCCCGCTGTGCTCGGAATGCGCTCCGGAGAGGCTGGAACCGTGTCAGTGCTAGAACCACCGATCGAAGAAGACCTTGGAGATGCCGCCCTCCTCGAGCAGACCCGTGCCCATAGCGTCTTCTGGGGTACGGCCTACGAGTTCGGCGATGAGATCCCACGCATGCCTGCCCGGATGGAGCGGCTACCTCGAGACCACGCAGGCCGGCCCGTCCCCTGGTTCGTCGCCTGGGTCGACGGCAAGCCCGACTTCCGGGTCATCGCGGCCGGCCGCTTCGCTGAGGCGATCAAAGGCGGCCTGTGCTGGGTTTGTGGGCAGCGCCTCGGGGCCTACGCCGCGTTCCTGATCGGACCGATGTGTGCGGTCAACCGCACCACCGCCGAACCTCCATGCCACCGCGACTGCGCGACCTGGTCAGCCCAGCTGTGCCCGTTCCTGGCGAACCCGGAACGTCGACGACGCGACTCCCGCCTCCCCAGCGGTGTGACTGACCCCTCCGGAGAGATGATCCGCCGCAACCCCGGCGTGGCTCTGGTCTGGGTGACCCGCAGCTGGTCGCTGTTCAACGATGGGCAAGGCGGGTTGCTCATCAAGATTGGCGACCCGACCGAGACGGGCTGGTACGCCCATGGCCGGGAGGCGACCCGGGCCGAGGTGTGCGCTTCGATCGACTCCGGACTGCCGATCCTCACCGAGATGGCCGAGGCGGAAGGACCGGAAGCGGTCGTGCAGCTGGCCGCCCAGGCTCTCGCCGCTCATGCCCTTCTGCCCGCGTCATGACCGGACCCGAGCACTACCTCGAAGCTGAGCGCCTCCTCGATTACGTCAACCAGCACAGCGACACCCTGACGGTGGCCGATGCCCAGAGCTTCGTAGCCGAGGCTCAGGTCCATGCCACGTTGGCTCTCACCACGAGCGAGGTCCAAGCAGAGGCTAGAGAAGTGGCGGCCTACCGGTCATGAGCGATAACGGCACTTCACGGACCAGCCCTTATGACAGCGATGAGTGGCGCGAGTACTCCGTGCGCGTTGTAGAGGAGATGCTGCCCAAGCTCACGGACTCGAGATGCATGGCCATGCTGCTGTCCGGGACGGACCCGGACGTCAAGATGGCAGTCGAGCTCGGCTTCGCGCTGCTCCTGGACAAGCCGCTGATCCTGCTCGTGACCCCGAATACGGCTGTCCCTGAGCGTCTGCGCCGGGCAGCGGACGCGATCGTCGTGGGCGAGATCCAGCACCCCAACACCCAGAAGGAACTGGCCGCCGCGATCAAGCGGGTTGGGGTCGAGCCAGAGTGACCGGCCTATACATCGCGATCAACGTCATCGCGCGAACCAACCATGAGGATCAGGAGACGAGTCCCACCTAGCTTTGGCGACCACCCGGCGCCGAGATCTGACCCAAGGCGCCGGGGGCCTAATCCGACTGAAGAGGAGTCGAACTGTGGAACAGAGTACGAGCCCCGCCCAACCGGGCACCGCACCGCTCGTGAGGCGTGTCCGAGCGATCGCCCAGCTGGCCATGCTGGAGTGTGCTGGCGGCCTCGGCTGCCTGGCCGTGATCGCGCCATTTCATTCGCTGGCGGGCGGCCGCCCTATCGCCCTGGTGCTGCTGGTCCTGGGCCTGCTGGCCGCCGCGTTCTGGTTGGCCACGCGGTCCTGTGCCGCGGCCGCCGATGAGCGGGACCACCTGGCCTACCTCGAGCGACGCCGCGCCTACCTCGCGAGCGTTGAGCCCGCCACGACGGAGGTGCCGCGGTGAAGGCTCTTGCCGCCTTCTGGGGGTGGATGTTCGCGAGTGACTGGGACTCCCAGAGCCTGCTCGGCCTCATAGACGCCAGCGATGACTTCGACGAGATGGACGAGCTGGAGGAGTCGAGATGAGCGAAGTCGTCAGGCTGGCCACCGCTCGACTCGCCCGGCGCGCCGATGCCGAGCCGCCACGGGTAGAAGTCGACGCCGTGGTGATGGATCTGCGGCCGCGGCCCAGCTCGCACCGCAAGGTCATCCCGGCCGTGCTGCGGGACCGTGAGAGCGCCTCAGCGGCTGCGAGGTGGACGGCTGTGCACTACGCGCACACCAGCGCCTTCCACACGCTGCGGCTGCCCCTGTACTGCGTCCGGCTGCTCCTGCTATCCCCGATCGGCGCCTTCAGGGTGATTCGTACGGTGAGCCGGTGGGTCGCAGACCTCGAGGGGCGCACTGTTCGGGCGGCCATGTCGGGGCTGATCGGGCTGAACCGCTCTGACGCCGCGGTGTTCGTGCGGCTGACCCAGCAGCGCCGGCAGACGTTCCGTGACCGTCTGCTCCTGGTCACCGTCGCCGCGTTCGTGCTGCTCTTCGCCGGGGCCCGCGCGGCCAAGGAGATGACCGGGCCGGCCCTGCTCGGGGCCGCGGCCCTGGCAGTGCTGGTCCTCGGCCTGGTCGGGCGCCGGGCCGACCGGCCGCTGACCTCCCGTGCGGTCGACAGCGAGGCAGTGCCCCGCCTGACCGCAGACCTGATCCTGACCGCGATGGGCTCGTTGGGTATCGGCGAGCTCAACAAGGCGATCGCGCGCGACCCGGCCCAGGCGCTGCGGTTCCCTGCGCCGATCTGCCGGGACGGGCCTGGCTTCCGGGCAGAGATCGACCTGCCGCCCGGTGTGACAGCGGGGGATGTGATCGAGCGCAGGGACCGGCTCGCCTCCGGGCTGCGCCGGCCGCTCGGCTGCGTCTGGCCTGAGGTCGACAGCGACGCCCACGCCGGCCGGCTCATCCTCTGGGTCGGCGACAAGTCCCTCTCGAGCTCCAAGCCGGTCGCGTGGCCACTGACCAAGGCCGGCCGGGTCAACCTCTTCACCCCGTTCGTCATCGGCACCGACCAGCGCGGCCGGCCGGTCGAAGTGACCCTGCTCTTCGCCTCAGGGGTGATCGGCGCCATACCAAGGATGGGCAAGAGCTTCGCCTTGCGGCTGCTGCTCCTGGCCGCGGCACTGGATCCTCGAGCCGAGATCCACGTGTTCAACCTCAAGGGCGGCGCCGACCATGACCCGATGGAGAGCGTCGCGCACCGCTACCGAACCGGCGACGACCCGGAGGACATCGAGTACATGGTTCGCGACCTGAGGGCCGTCCACGCCGACATGCGGGTCAGGTACAAGACCGTTCGCGACCTGCCCAAGGATGTGTGTCCGGAGTCCAAGGTCACCGATGAGCTGGCGTCGCAGCGGAGCCTAGGTCTGCACCCGGTGCTCGTCGCCCTCGACGAGTGCCAGATCGCGTTCGAGCACGACGTCCATGGCGCCGAGCTGATCTCTCTGGTGACCGACCTGGTGAAGCGCGGCCCGGCCGTGGGCATCATGCTCTGGGCGGCGACCCAGCGCCCAGACGCCAAGAGCCTGCCGTCCAGCATCGCCAGCAATGCCGTCCTGCGGCTGTGCCTGAAGGTCCAGGGCCAGGTCGAGAACGACATGGTGCTCGGCACCTCGTCCTACAAGAACGGGATCCGGGCCACGATGTTCTCCAGGAAGGACCGAGGGATCGCGCTGCTGTCTGGTGAGGGCGATGACCCGCTGATCGTGCGCCTGGCCTACGTGGACACCCCGACCGCTGCCGTCGTCGCGGCTCGAGCTCGGACCGCCCGCCTCAGTGCCAAGCTGCTGACCGGCCACGCCGCCGGGCATGACCCTGACCCGGACACGGACAAGGCGTCGGTGCTGGACCACCTGGCCGCCGTCTGGGTCACTGGCGAGGACAAGGCCTGGTGTGACGACCTCGCTGAGCGTCTCGCCGCGGCCTACCCGCACAGCTACGGGGGATGGACCGGCGAGCAGGTCACCGCAGCCGTCAAGCCTCACGGGCTGCGAGCCATCCAGATCAAGCGGCCCCTGGACGGCATCCCGGTCAACCGGCGTGGCCTGTCCCGCAGCGACCTCACGGTCGCGCTGGCGGACCGCGACGACATACCGGAGGCCTTCTAGACGACGACCTCGAGACCAAGGAGCCCCTGCTACCGGTAGCACCTTCCCCTGCTACCGGTAGCAGGGCTGCTACCTGCCCTGCTACCCATCTGACCTGCGCGGTAGCAGGGGTAGCACCTGATCGAGGACCCCCTTCAAACGCCGGATTCGGGCGGAATCACGGGGTCCCAGCTCGGCTGCTACCTGACTACCGCGGCGGCGATCTTGACCGAGATGTCGCTGGACGGGTCGGCGTATATCGCTGTCGTCACGGGGCTGGCGTGGCCCATCATCCGGCCGACTGCCAGGAGGTCTCCGGTCGCTTGGTAGGCCATGGTCCCGTACCGGTGGCGGAGCGCGTGCGAGGTTCCGCTGATCCCGGCCCGATCGAACGCCCTGTTGACCCGACGTTGCAGCGTGGCCGCGGTGTAGGGCTTGTGGCCGGCTGACACGACGTTGCCGCCGGTGTCAGGCAGCAGCTGGTCGATCAGGACGGGGGAGATCGCGATGAGCCTCTCCTTGCCGCCCGCGTGGCCCTTGCCGTGCAGGACCCGCAGTGTCCTGGCCTCGACGTCGATCTCAGGCCAGTTCAGGGCCGCAGCCTCGTGGATGCGGCACCCGGCGTATGCACCCAGGCATACGGCACGGCGAAGGTCGGGCTCGAAGGTGCTCAGGGCCTTCTCCAGGTCGTGCTTGGCCATCGGGTGCGGCAGGCCGGTCGGGACGTGCGGGGGGTCGATGCGCAGGGTCGGGTCGTCGGTGCGGTGTTCCCAGCGCCGGCACCATTTGAGGAAGGACCGGATGCCGGCGAGGTCGCTGGCACGGCTGGAGGGGGCTAGGCCGGTGCGGGCAGCCCACCAGGTCTCGACGTCCTCGCGGGTCGCTGTGCCGGCGTTGCCGATCGAGCGGAGCGTGGCCACCCGACGGGCGATGGTATTCGGCGGGACGTGCTCGTTGCGGCACCACTCGATCCAGGCGATTGAGAGAGGGTCTGTCAGGGGGATGGGGTGACTCATGGTGCTCGGCTTCCTTGGGGCATGGGAAAGACCACGAGCGGGGGTGCTCGTGGCCCGGGCTGAATCAGGGGGTGCACGTTGATTCGTTAATCACGGTCAGCAGGCTGAGCACAAAAACGCCCCACCTGTAGACCAGGTGGGGCGCGTCGTCCGGAGCGGACTGATAGCAGGCTACTCAGGCGAGGGCCTGCTGATCGGTAGCAAGGAAGGACTCCCATGCGCGAGTTACGCCGCCGGAACCTGGGAAGAGATCTTCGAGCTGATCGCCGGCTTGGGCGCCGAGGAGGTCGAACATCCACCGGCAGAACACGGCCGGCTTGGAGCCGATGACCCGGAGTGGGTCAGTGCGCCGTGGCCGGGAGTGGAACACCAGTGAGTCGAGGCGTCGCGCGGCCGCACTTCGCGACGCGTCGTGGGAGTACTCCTGCGACGCGTCGGGCTGTCCGGGACGCGATGCGTCGTACGGACCAGGTGGTGACGCGTCGTTGTCGGATCCGGCGGACGCGTCGCTTACCACCGCGGCGCTACGCGATAACCCGTAGCTCTCGGCCGCAGACGACGCGTTCGCGATCGCACCGCGTGTCTCCTCGCTGCAGGCGCGACGCGTCGCGGGGCGATCGCCGTTCGATGCGTCGACTGCTCGAGGGACGACGGCTCGGCCACCGAAGTAGATGACCGGCTCCCAGGCGTTCAGCGGCCGTGCGCTACGGGTCGGCCGCTCGCCGCGGTGCCAAGCCGCGACACGGACACCGGCCGGGCAAAGCCCGAGAACCACGGGCAGCGCTTCGGCCGAGGTCGACAGCGCCCATCCGTCGTACGTCGACAAGCGACGGATCAGCTCGCCGTGGTCGACCTCGCCGCCGAAGTCCGGGTGATCGCTGTAGTAGCGAGCTGACAGGCCCGGATAGGGCGGGTCAGCGTACGCCAGGCGTAGCGGTACGCCGGCGCTACGCGACGCCTGGCCCACGGCCCTGGTGAAGCGCCACCGAGCCTGCCGGCAACGGACCGAGCAGCACACCGAGTCGCTTCGCGCGGCCTCTGGGATGGACTCTGAGCACCAGGCGCACGCGTCGCGCTGGCCGGCGAACACGACGGCTGTAGTCATGTCCTCATGGTCTCTTCGTGGTGCGATGTGTCTCGTTCGACGCGCCGACGGCTACAAATATTTGTAGGACTTGTAGTGGACAGGAAGCGTCGATCCAACGTGTGTTCCTTGAATCTTCGGTATCGGTCACCTGGCTAGGCACGAAACGCCCCCTCCCCGTGTCCAGGGAGGGGAAGGGGCGTCTCGGGTCAGGTGGACGAGGCGACGCCGAGCCGGGGGGCAAGCCCCACCAACGGCTGGGTCGTCTGGCGGTTGAAGGCACCCATGAGCACACTGACGAACGCGATCAGCGCTGCCGTGGTATCTGGCGACAGGTGGAATCCGAAACCGATCGCGAGGGCAATGACTGCCTTCGTGAGTCCGACCACCACGCCGAGCAGTGTGTCTTTGGTCACCCGGGCCGTATAGAGGCTGAAGACGGCCACGACCGCGGCCATGACCAGGGCGGTCTGCTCGCTGGACCAGTGGAGGAAGAGCAGGACCGCAAGGGCCAGACTCGACTCGATCAGCGCGACCCAGACAGCTGGCTCGCGTCCGAAGATGGCTTTCGTGTTCATGATTGCTCTCCTGCTCTCTTGATCTTGGCCACGTAGGCCTGGACATCTCTTCCGCGATACCACTGGGGCCGGCCCGCATTAACCCACGCCCAGGCGCCGGAGACGCCAAGGTTGTATGCAGCGATCGCTGGGTCGACGTCGTACCGGAACTCGACCAGGTGGTCATCGACGAAGGCCACCATCCATGGGATAGCGATCGCTGGGTCCAGGCGCGCGGCGGCACTCATGGATGGGTGCGCCGGGCCGTTGATCTGGGCGATTCCCAGGTCCTGGGGTGTATCAACTCCGACGGCGCCAAGGTCGAACCCGGACTCGATGCTGATAGTTCCGATTGCGATCGTGCGCAGTAGGACAGCATGCGGGGTGTCGAGGTGGACTGCTGCCTCGGTCACCAGGGGCTCGAAGATCGACCGGCAGGTCGCCGGGCCGATCGCCCCGTCCATAGCTAGGCCGTGTGCCTTCTGGTAGGCACGAATAGCCAGACTGGTGGCTGTCCCCAGGATCCCGTCGGGGACAGCGTGGAAGTAGGGCTGTAGAGCCATGACGGCACGGTGGACCGCGTAGTCGTTGATGTCGCAACTGGTCCCGAGCCGTACTGCCAGGGCGCCAACCAGTCCGGGCATCTTCACAGCCGAGATGGTGGGTGCCCGGTAGTAGTTGCCGGGCCTGGTGCCGGCGACGTTCAGGGTGCCGCCGAGCCCGCTGGACGGCCATGCGCCGCGGCCGACTGCGGGGTAGGCCAGGGTGAGGGTCACGGCTTGGCCTCCACGACTGCGCCGACGAACACGGTCGTGTCGATCGCGTCGAAGGGGTGGGGGTCTGCGTGCATGTCGTCGGGGTGGATCTGGCTATCAGCCCACGTCGGGGGGGCGATGCGTTCATCGAGGGTCATGAGGCGTAAACCCAGCACATCGGGCGGCCGAGGGTGCCGCCGTTGTTGTGCCCGCCGACGTCTCTGCGGTCGACGTGCCGGACCATGCTGGTCCGTCCGGAGCGGCCGATACCTGCGAAGGCATGGAGCCCGATGACTGCAGAGTTGGACAGCGCATAGCTGACGTCGGCGGCTGTGCCGTAGACGTGCTGGCTGTTGCTGACGCCACGGACCTCCCGGTTCCTGCCGGGGCATCGGTAGCCGGACACGATGGAAACCGAGCCAACCCGGGCCCGGTACTTCTCCAGGCCTTGCAGAAGCTCGCGTCGGACCAGGATTCGCCGGCAGTTGGAGTACCGGCCGCCGCAGGTGCAGCGGAACTCCACCCAGAAGAAGTGGGCTGATGCCTTGCCGCCGGCAGCGCGTGAGCGAGCTAGGGCCGCAGACGTCACGGGCCCGCAGACTCCGTCAACGGCCAGCCATCGGCCGAGGTTGTAACCGCCCTGGAACGCGGCGATGGCCTGCCGGAACTCGGCGCTCGAGCGGATCCGGAAGCCGAAGCTTCTCAGGACGGCTGTGGCCTGGCCGTACGAGTAGCCGCTCATACCGGCGGCTCGCTGGTGTCGGCCTCGACGTCGGGGATCTCGACGTCGGTCTGCGGGGTCGGGTCACCGGATACGTCGGCGTCTTCATGCTGGGGCTCGGGGCCGTCGTCGGGGTGGTCGACTGCTGGCAGTGCCTCTGCGGGTGGTTCGGGCGTGATTTCGCCCATGGCGGTGCCTCCTTCGATGGTTGGACATGGCACCGCCACCTGGCGAGGTTCTGGACCAGGTGGCGGCGGTCAGTGGACGATCTGCCGGAGGATGGCGGCGGCGATCATGGCGCCGGCTAGGACGCTCAAGGCGAAGGTGGTGGCGAGTACCCGGTCCGGGCTCATTTCGGCTTGGTCAGCATGTAGGTGATTCCGATGCCGACAATGGTCAAGATCAGGCCGTTGAACCCGACGAAGGCCGCAATGGCTACCCCAGTCCACAGCCCCATGTTGCTGCTGCTGGCCTGCTTCGCCGCGACGATCTCCTGGCCGCCCTGCTTGATGTTCTCGATCTTCTCCACCCTGGTCTGCAGCGCGTTCAGGAGAGTGACGACGTTCGCATTGGCCTGGTTGGTCGTGCTGTTCTGCTGCTTGAGCTGTTCAGCAGTAGAGAGTTCAGTTTTCGTATTGGCCCGATCGCTCGCCTCAGTATCAGCAACTCGAGCCTTTTCAGCTGCCGCCAGAGCAGCATCCAGAGCACGCCTGTCATCTTCCTTACGCTCCTTGCGTTGGTCCTCGATCAAGTTCCCGATCCGCTGCTCGGACTTGAACCGCTCGTGGATGACGGCCAGCTGCGCGTTGATCAGCCGGCGGTCGGCTTTACGCGCCCCACGCATCTGACCTCTGAGCTCATCGGTATCCCGGCGTTGGGCATCCCGACGAATCGTCACCATGTCGTGGAACTCCTGGCGGAGCCGAACATCTGACTCTTCCAGGGACCGGACCTCGCGCTGCAACGCTTCAGTGGTCAGGACTGTTGGGTCAGGCATTGGCTTGATGTCGGGTCCTGTTTCCATCGGGTCGGGCATCGGGGGACCTCCTCCCAGGGGGTTGAGTTTGCAAGAGTTTGAGGGGTTTTGCTACGGCAGCAAACGCGTCAAACTAGGGCGCGCATATCCCGGGACATATCTGACGGGGTTACCAGGATGTGATGGCCGAGCGTTTCCAGCCGGTGGAGGTCTTGGCGTAGACGTAGTTGTCGTCGCTGACGATGTCGCCCACGGACCCTGACGAGTCCGCGCCGCTGGTCGGGGTACGGGGTGCCACGTTGAGCCGACCGAGCACCTTGACCGTGTGCAGCGCCGTACCAAGGGCGAACTGGTCGGTGACCGCGCTCGAGGCCCCGGTCCCTGCGGAGTCCACGCCGATTGCTACCGCGCCAGCGGCTGATGCGGACGTGGAAGCACCCACAGCGGTTGCCCGCCCTGTAGCCGTGCCACCCGCGAGGGCTTGGAATCCGACCGACGTGTTCGCCCCCCCCTGCGTCGCGGACGGCAGGCCGGTGTTGTACCCGAGGTAGGTGTTGCTCGACCCGCTGGTGAGGGTGTTCGCGGACGTTGCGGTAACGCCTGCGCCGCAACCGAGGGCGGTGTTCTGGGTGCCTGTGGCTCCAGTGTTGCCTGACATGGCGTTCTGTCCGACTGCGGTGTTCTTGTCGCCCGTGAACCAGTAGAGCGCCGACGCGCCGACCGCTGTGCCACTTACGCCGCCCGCGTTGGTACGCAGGGCCGATGCGCCTATAGCGGTGTTGTTCGTGCCGCTCGTGGTCGTTGCTGCTGCGCCGCTGCCGATCGCGGTGTTGCTGTTGCCAGTACTGCTTCCCAGGGCGTTGGCCCCGACTGCGGTCACGTCGTTGGCGACGATGGTGTTCTGTGCGGCGATGTTCCCGACCGCCGTGTTCCCGCTGCCCGTGGTGTTTTTTGCCAGGGCGGAGCCACCGACACCGACGTTGTTGTTCCCTGTCGTGTTCAGGGCGATGGCGTTGTTGCCGAGAGCGGTGTTGGCCCCTGCCGCCTGGTAGGGAAGCGCACCATCACCGAAGGAGGTCCACTGCACGTTGCGGCCATACGTCTTGATGTGGCCGACGAACTTCGTGTGCTTGCCGGGCAGGAACGGGTTGGGGTTGGACGACTCAAAATCGCAGGAGATGAGCGTGATGTTGTCGGGGATACCCGCACCTGCGAGGTCGGTGTAGATCGGCTGCGTCGCGGCAGTCTGTGCTGCGCCGATGATGTTGCACTGCGGGCGGATGTAAACGATCAGGTTCAGGTTCCCAGGCACAGGGATTGTGGCCCCTGAGTTGTGGACGAACCCGCCAGCCGTTCCTGCCTTCTCAAGGAGGCTGAACGGGTTGGTCCAGACGATGTTGCCGTAGGAGTAGTTGTTGCCGTCCCCGACCGTGCAGTAGCCGCCGCCCTTGTAGGACCGTGCGCCGATGATCTGGCCGTACTGAGGGTTGACGATGTAGTAGGCGTAGTGGTTACCGTCGTGGCCGTAGACGGTGACGTTCTCCCACTGGAAGTCTGTGACACCCATGTCGTGGCCGGTGCCGTAGGTCTGCGTGGGGGTGGCGTTGATGCCGTGGCCGGTAGTGGCCAGACCATCCGCGAACAGGATGCCCAGGCGGAACAGGTTGACCGCAATCGAGGTGCCCGAGATGAGGATGCCGTCCTGCGCTGCAACGGTCTGCTTCAGGACGGTGCCCGAGAGGTACGGGGCCATTGGGAACATGGGGCTTCCGCCCGCAGTCTGTGACCCGTAGGTGGCCACCACAGAGTCACCTTCGATGGTGATGTGGTTGGTGACGACCAGGGGGACGTTCAGGAAGTAGGTGCCTGAGGGGATATAGAGCCGCCCACCAACAGGGCAGGCGTTAATCGCTGTTTGGAGGTTCGCGGTGTCCGTCGCGGCTACACCCGTCGCAGCGGCTGCGATAACTGAAGGCCGCTCATATGTGGAAGATAGTCCCCACTGGGTGGGGTCGTACGTGGCCCCGGATGTGCCTGCCGTGATGCGGGATACGACGTCGTTGTTCGGGCTGACGACCTGCTGCCCAGTGGCGTACGTCGTGAGTGCTTTCCACTTCATCCGGCCGTCGATCAGCCCCGCGACCTCGCCCGCGGAAACCGGCCAGCCGGCGTCGACCAGCGGCGGCCCAGCTGGCGCTGCGGCGGTAACCCAGCCGAGGGTGTCCCAACCGCCGTAGAACGCCGAGTCGGCGACTGTGACGACGCCGGTGACGTTGGGGTGCGACATCCACATGGGGGCTCCTCGGGTTCAGTGCTGGGTGTTGGCTGGGGGGGTTAGGCGCACACAAGTCAGGCGGTGATACCCGAAGCCTTCAAAGCTGCCAGGATCGCATCAATGGCCGCCTTCGTGCCGACCGTGTCCGACGTCGGCGCAGCAATCGCGCCCGAGCCGAAACCCCGGTTCCCGCTGACATTGCGCGTACTCGCTTGATCTGTGAGCCCCGCGCTGTAGGTGCCGCAAGCCCTGGCGTCGTTGTTCAGGATCGACACATAGGTCAGGGTCGCCGCGTCCGTCGCGATCCCGTACAGGGTCGACGAGGACGTGTCGTTACCGACCACGTTCGACGCGATCACGAACCGGGCCCCGGTGCCGTTGAGGTGGATCCCGTAGCCCGCGTTGTCCAGGACCCGGACCCCGAAGATCAGCCAGTCATTCATGGTCGTAGCCGTGCCCATGACACCTTGGCCGGTGTTGCGCAGGACCGCCCCGCCGCGGATCGTCAGGTGGTTGATGATCCCGTCCATCTCATACCCGGCCCCACCGTTGTCGGAGACCTGGCAGTCGGTGAACGTGCAGTGGTAGGCGTTGATCAGGTCCACCCCGGCGTTGGGGTTCCCGCTGAAATTGCACGCGGTGAACACGACGCCTTGCTGGCGACCGGTAGGGGTCGGCGACAGGAGCACACTCAGCCCGCCACCGGTGTTGGCGGTAGCGGTGACGCCCACAAACGTCAGGTCGTCGATGACGTCGGGCGCACCATTGGGTTCGATGTCGATGCCCACCTGCGGGGCGGTCCCCGACGTGCTCGAGTACGTCCCGCCGATGACCCGCAGAGTCCTACACGACTCCACCGACAACCCATTGCGGTGGTTGAACTTCGCGGTCACGTTGTCCAGGGTGATCCGCTGGGAGCACGACCCGGCGTTGTCACCGGCGATCTCGATCCCGTCGCCCTTGTTGCTGTTCAGGGTGCAGTTGCGGATGATCACGTCGGTGGCGGTGACCATCTGGATCGCGTGCTTCCACTCGGTCGCCGGGGCGAATGCGGCTTTGTTCCCGTCGACGACCAGGTCCTGGATGATGATGTTGCTGACGTCGTTGAGGCCGATGGTGGGCAGGTAGATAGAGCTGGTGATCCCGCACTTGATCGTCGCCCCGTTGCCCAGCAGCCGGGTTCCAGTAGGGATCACGATGCGGATGGTGGTGAACACCACCGACTTCGGGGCCAAGATGACGGGCACCCCGGCAGTGGCAGCGGCCACCAGGAGGGCGTTCAGCGCCATGCCGTCGTCGGCGGTACCGTTGCCGGCCACACCGTGGGCGGAGGCGAACATCCCAACCCCCGAGCTGCCCAATGACTGCGCTGCGATCTTGGCGTCCACCCCGGCGTCGATGTGGGTTTGGACCAGGGGCGCCAGCGTGTCCGTTGCCGGGTCGTACCCAACCAGCCTGTCAGCCATCAGTCCACCAGCCAGGAACCGTTGACTGCGATGCTCATACCCGCGGACGGCGCACCTGTGTAGTACGAGGCGCCTGGGATCTGGATGGCGCCCGAAGTGCCGATCAGGATCTGGGTCACGCATGTGGTGGATGACCCGATACTCATTCCCAGCCAGGTCGCGGTAAGAGGCGGTGTAGGGGCCGTCGTCATGATGCTGGTGAGCAGGCCCGTGGTCCAGGTGACCATCCCGCGGACGTGGCAGCGGTTCCCAACCTTGCGGTACTGCAACGGGTACCCCGCCGTCGCCGTGAACGTGCCCGCGACACCTCCCGCATTCAACGTGAGCGCCGACCAGGCCCCACCCTTGATCAGGTTGTCGATGTCCGTGGCGAGGTTCAGCAGGTCCGCGGGGACGTTCGGCGCAGCTGTCAGCGCGGGGTAACGCAACCCGAAACTGGGCGTCGTTGGCATCGAGTCTCCTTAGATTGTTGCTGGTGGTCTGCCGATGACCCGGCAGAGGATGACCACTGACGGCGGCTGAACGTTGAGCAGGACCACATCTCCGGGGGCGGGCAGGTACGACGCCGCGTACGCGGCCGGGACCTCGATGCCGCGCCACAACACGGTGACCAGTGCGTTCCCATCCACCGCAGCGCCCGCGGTAACCGCGGTCACTTCTGCCGGCTCGAGCCACGACGTGGGCCGGGACCCGGTAGCACGACCTGAGAGTTCCCCGGCGAGTTTCCTGGCCGCGGGTGTTATCGCGCTCATCCGGGGACGTCCCCTTCGGGGCGGGTGGATCGGGTGGTGATCTTCTGCGATGTGCCCGTGTCGAGGGGGATCGTGACGGTGTCGACCAGGTGCATCTCGGTGCGCCCACCGGGGAACACGACGCCGATCACGTCGCCCGGGTCCAGGGCTGGGTTCACCGCCGACTCCAGGCTGAGCTGAGCGTTCAAACCTGTGACCCGCCCCAGGATCGCTCTGGCCGCGGCCAACGCCTGAGCGGCCGTGGTCAGCAGCGGGGAACTGTAGGGGTAGGGGACCTGCCCGAACGGCCCGCCGACGAACGTTGGGGATGCGGGGTCGGTGTCGTAGGCGATCTGAGGGGCCCATGGGGGGGATCCGTCCGTGGCCTCTGGGGTGGCCACCACCACGTTGAAGGTCCGGGCCCGGTCACGGGCACGGTTCGCGGACACCATCACCCCTGTCGGGCCGGCGTCCACGGTCCACGCCGAGGTCGCGGTCAGCCTCGGTAGATCCCGGGCCAGTAGTGACCCGTCCCGGGTGAAGAACGCCTCAGCGCCCGCAGATTTCATCAGCTCGGTGGCGGCGTCGGCCCGTTCTCCGACCCAGACCTGCAACCGGGTCGCCGCCGCAGAGGTGGCCGTGTTGGTGTAGGCCGTGGGGACGGCCGCCCGGATCAAGCGGATCGCCTCAGTGACCGCGTTGCCGTTGGTGGTAGTCGGGGCTAGGAACCGTGCTCGTTGCACCCGTGCCCAACGGTCTGGGCACGTCAACGCGATCGTGCCGTCCACGTCGTAGGACTGTGACTGTGAGTCGATGCCGAACACACCCAGCGGGACCCACTCGATCAGGCCGTCGATGAACCGGACCCCGCGGTAGGGCACCACCTCGGTCCCGGTGGGGGCCAGCAGGTCCCACAGGACATCCGATTGGTCTCTGGCCGCGGTGAGCTGCAGCGTTCCTCGTACCCCGTTGTTCGTGCCGTCGAGGACGACCTCGCCGCCGCTGTAGGCAAGGTCGGGGATGACCTGCCCCAGGCCGTCACGCCACACCTCGACCCGGGTCATCGCCGTGTGTCCCTCACGCAGGGCGGCAAGAAATTTTGGGGTGACGGGGTACACGGCGGCCCCCGCTCGTTGGTGTCGACGTGCGGGATGGTCGGTGCGGTCCGTCAGGGGACTTGGTACAGGTGTGACCCGGCAGGTTCCTCAACGAACCCGGCAGCGGTCCCGTCATACAGCCCGCTGGAGACGAATACCTCGGGGCTGGTCGGCGCGAGCAGGTCCAGGTACCGCAGGCGCATGTCCAGGACCTGCTGGTATGCCGCAGCTTCAGCGATGACGTCTGCGTAGGTGCGTTGCGCCTGACTGCCACCCACCGGCCTGCCGACCACGAGGTATGGCACGGTGTGCAGCCGGTACGGGTCGTTGCCGGTTTGGACTTCCCGGGACTCGCCCAGGTCCCCGAAGCTCACGTATTCGTTGCTGAGGCCCCAGCCCAAGTCCGTGGGGACGTTGAGCAGTAGCGTCGCCGCATCAGAGGTCAGTGCCTGGAACGCCCCGAGTTCGCTGATGGTTTGGGTGCGGATCTGCAGCGATGCCTGCGCGGCTTTGCGACGGCCGTCCGTGACGACCAGCGGCGTCTCCCGGCCGTAAGGCTCGAACACGCCCCGGTTCACAGGCCGGGTCCGGTCACCGAGGTTCGTGACCTTCGCGAGCATCATCGACAATGCTGGGATACCGGGATGGACAAGCCACACATCAGGCACCGGCAGGGTTTCGGTGTCCGTCAGTGTGGCGACGATCGTGCCCGGGTTGGTGTACGTCACCACTGCGGTGTAGGTCACGGCCGCCCCGTACGGCGCCTCATAGTCGTACCCCACCCAGGTGAGGAACCCGAGCATCAGCGCGGGGTCGGCCAACCGGACGACCTGCGTGCGACCATCCGGATCGAGACGGACAATGAACGCCGACACCCCTGCGCCGGCAGTGACGCTAACGTCCAGGCGCATCCGAGGCGGGAAGTTCGCCGGCTCCGCTGTGGCCGTAAACGTCGCGGCCATCAGCCGCCACCTCCATAGACCAGAGCGTCAACCAGGGATTGGGTATGCCCATCGACGGTGGTGCTGATGAGGGTGGTCAGCTCCTTGTCGCCGATCTTCACGACGATGGACTGGATCCGGGCAGGTGCTGGGCGGGCGCCGTAGGTGGACGCAGCAACACCCGTGGGCAGCGCCCATGCGGGCTGGGCTGGAACAGCGCTATACCGGGCATTCACTGCGTCCTGTGCGGTGGTCAGCGCCTTCTGGTTCTTCACAGACCGGGCCATGTCAGCGGACAGCGCGCGGGCGGTCCCGGCGTTCTTCACCGCGCCCTCAGCCAAGGCGTACGCCTGCGCGTCGCCGGCCATGAGCAGCTGGTCAGCGAGGACGCGGTAGCCGTGGCGGCCCAGCCAGCCGATGTTGAACAGGAACCGTTCCGTCTGACGGTTGGCCTTGCCCGCACTGGCGTGGAACTGGGTGACGAACGGTTGAGGCTTCCCTGAGCGAGCGGCTTCGATGCCTCGCAGGGTACGGGTCGCAGTTGATAGTGAGGCCCGGGCTGTGGCTAGCCGTTCCTCATCGATGCGGATCTGCGCGGCCGTGTGCCCCTTGGTGCGCCGCAACGTGTAGAGGTTGTTCTCCGCGACATGCAGGGCTGTGGTGGCCTTCTGCTGCCGGATCAGCGCCGCGGAGAGGGCGCCCTTGCTGGGGATCGTGGGGTTGCTCATCCCGGAGCTCATCGCCGAGAAGTCAGCCGAGACGAACCCGCCAGACGCGAAATTCTGTACGAGGCCGCCACCGGCGAGGTGGTGGTTCGGGATGACCCGCTCCCCACCCCTGAAGTCGAGCAGCTCCTTGCCGTGTTCCCCGACCCACGCCAGCCCAGGCGCAGCACTGTCCGTGCCGTTGGCGTACCCGCCTGCCCGGTTGAAAGCCGCCGCCAGGGACCCGTAGCTCGACAGCGCGTACCGGATCGCCGCCACAATGTTCGACAACGGGTCCGTGATACTGCTGCTCAGACCGGGCATCCGGTAGTGGTTGAAGGTTCCAGGGATGGTCTGCATGAGGCCCTGAGACGGGTGCCCCGCCCTAGCGTTCGAGTCAGTCATGTTGATCGCGTTCGGGTTCCCGCCGCTCTCCTGGTTCATGCGCCGCAGCAGGGTCTGAGCCAGGCTCGCCGGCTGCCCTGTCAACCCGAGGGCTTGGAGGACAACCGGGAGCCACCGCTGAACCCCAGCACCCGCCATACCCCCGCCACCGCCACCCATGTCAGGGACACGGATCGTCAACGCGGCACGGATCGCGTCCAGCGACGGCAGCTTGATGTTGATGGTGCTACCGACCTGCCCCCCACCAGCGAAACCCTGGGCGCCACTGTTGATCGCGTCCAACAGGGGGCGGTGCTTCGCCGTCTGGCTGGCATTGATCACATACTCGCCGTTTGAAAGCATCGCTGGGATGCTGTCCGAGGTCCCCGACCCCGGGCCGCTGATGTGACCACCGGTAGCAGGGAACACCGCAGACTTGGGGGGCGTGACCTTCCCCGGAAAACCAGCACTCGCGAACGAGAACCCCGCCTTGACCACGATCGTCTTACCGTGCAGGACATCGATCTGCTTCTGGAAACCGGCGATAATCGCCCGCCCAGCCTTCGAGTTGGCCGTGATCCCCGGTACCTTGCCCTGCTTCACGGAGTCAATCTTCTTCTGCAACACAACGATCTTCGCATCAGCTGCAGCCTTGTCGATTTGCAGCTGCGTCAAATGCTGCTTGGGGATCTTCAGGATCGAGTCTGCGTAGGCCCGGGCCCGACCGATGTTGTTGTCGAACTGCAGGTAGGTCTTGATCAGCGACCCGCGTGAGCTCACCAGCGAGGCCCGCATCTTCGCCTCGGAGCCGGTCTCCTTGTAGATCGAGTCCGCAAGACTCAGAGCCTTACTCGCCACAGCGTCCAACGCCGCGGCGTTCTCCCTGCCCTTAACCGAGTTGTTAGACAGGCCTTTGCCGTTCTTGTGCAGGGCGGCTGTGGCGTCGACCTGTGCCTGGATCAGATCCCTGGTCGCCGAGCGGGTCGACAACACCACAAGGCCCGCGTCCTGCAGGGACTGGACCTCAGCATCGAGAGCCTTCTTGGCATCCCCCGCGGCGGCAGCCAGTTTCCGTTGCGCAGCAGTGAGACCATCCGCGCCTTTGGCTGCCGAGCCAGTGGCTTGTCCTGCAAGATCGGCGGCGTTCGCGGCCCCTGCTAGTGCTTCGTCGTAGCCAGGCATCAGATCACGCAGCCTGTTGACTGCGTCGCCGCTTAGCCCCAGCTTCTTGGCCATCGCATCAAACTGCTTCTTGGCCAGGTCCGCATGTCCGGAGGTCACCAAGGTGCCAAGAGCCGTACCGATGTTGTTGAACACGGCTGCGGACTGCGTCCCGCCGTTGATCCGCCCAAACAACCCGTCAACGGAATCACTGAACGAGTCGATGCCGTCCTTGTTAGTCAGCCGTTTGAACGCTGCCGCGAGGTCGTCGACGGGCCGGTTCGCTGAACCAAGGAAACTCCCCGTGTCCATCCCCTTGAAAAGGGCATCGACGTTCCCTGCGGCGTCACCGGTTTTGAGCAGGGCTGCAGTAGTCGCCTCGATGCCCGGAACTGCACGGGTGTTAGCGGTGTCGAAAGCGGATGCGGCAGCGGCAGCCGCGGCTAGAACGGTCGCTATCCCCGCGGCTTTGCCCAAGCCCTTGAGCGCGGCACCGGTCCTGCCAGATGTGATGTGCAGCGCTTCCAGCGCCTTCCGGGTCTCGATGATCTTCGGCACAACAGTCAGGAACCCGCCCACCAGAAGGAGCCCTGCAGAGGTCACCGCGGCAAAACCCACAGCGCTCTTCTGTACTGGATCTGGGAGGTTCCCGAACGCGTTAACGGCCTTCGTGGCGCCCTGGACCAGCCCGCGAAGCACGTCATTACCCGCGGATCCAGACTGGATCAGTGCAGTGTCGATGGAGCCCTTCAAGCCCTCGAAGTCACCGCTCAGGTTGTTGAGCATGGTTGCGGCCATCCGGGAAGCTGCTCCCTGGTCGTTCACGGCAGAGGTGTAGTCCCTGACCCCTGCAGCGCCCTTTTCGTAGAGGATGCTCGCTGCACGCGTCGCATCAGACCCGAAGATTGTGTTGAGGGTCGATGCGCGCTGCTTCTCTGTCAGCCCGCCGAGTCCGGTCTTGAGCTGCTCAGCGACGGACGCCATACCGACGAACTTGCCCTGCGCGTCGTAGGCGCTGAACCCGATGCTGTCCATCGCTGTTTGGGCCGCGTCAGAGCTAGGGACCAGACGCATCAGCATCGTCTTCAGGCTCGTCCCAGCGTCCGATCCAACTAGCGCCGAGTCGGCGAACATCGAAAGGGTGCCGACTGTGTCCTCGAGGTGTAGGCCGGTCTGGGCTGCGACGAGACCGCCTTGCTTCAGCGCATCGCCCAAGCTCCCAACGTCGGCCGCGCTCTTGTTTGCTCCCGCTGCGAGCACATCCGCGATATGGGAGACATCCTTGCCACCAAGTTTGAAGATGTTCATCGACTGGGCGGCGATGGTTGCCGCGTTGGCCAGGTCAAGCCCGCCAGCTGAGGCGAGGTTCAGAGATCCGGTCAGCGCACCCCCGAGGATGTCGGAAGTCTTGACACCGGCCTTGGCCAGTTCGCCCTCGGCTTTGGCTGCCTCGGAGGCTGAGAACACGGTGTCGGCGCCAGCCTTGATCGCAGCCTTGGCGAGCTTCTCCATCTGGGTCGCGCTGGCGTTGGAAACGGCTTTGACGTTGCCCATTTGCTTGTCGAAGTCCGCGAACGCCTTGACTGCCAGGACCACTCCGGCTGCGATGACACCGCCGGTGAGCAGCATTCCCTTGCCGACCTTGTCCCAGCTCTGCCTGTGCTGGGTTGCCGATTTCTCGGCGGATTTGGCCAGGTCAGTCGTAGCGAGCTTGGCCTTCTCCATTCCCGCAAGGAAACCCGTGACAGTGGCATTGAGGAAGACGCTCACGCTGCGATCTGACATGCGGGCCTCCCGTATCGGCTTTATGGTTCGGGCATGAGTAAGCCGCGAACGAGTGCGAAGGACCGCGAGAGCCAAGGGGTTAGGACCGGCATCCTCGGTCTGATGCTCGCCGGCGTGGGCGTGTTCGAGAACGTGCCCCGCATGGCCCTACTGGGGCTCCTAGTCGCTGTCATTGGCGGGATCATGTGGGGTGCGGGGATGGCTCGGAGCGATTAGTCCCGCAGCCTGACTCGGTACATCGGCCCTGGCTGGTCCTTGCCGGTCTTGGCCGCAAGCGCGTAGCAGGCTGCGCATGAGCCCAGGACGTCGACGGTGTACGCCTCGGCATTCTTGGGGTCCATCGCCTCACTCCAGGGGCGCCCACAGTCGTGGTGAATGTCGGCCTCGACCCGGGCAAGAGCGATCGCGTATCCGCGATCGTCTTCAAGCCAGAGCGGTTCGCCCGGTTCGACTATTCGGCCGAGGAAGACGGAGCGGGGGACGCCCCACGCCCGCGCGGTCTCGACTTCTTCGCGGTGACTATCTGAGCGTCGAAGGAGGGCTGTAAAAAAGGGATGTCGACGCCGCGCACATTCGCGGAGTAGGCGGCCCCGAAGACCGTGTTGCGTTGGCTGAGCGTGAACCCGTCAAGGAGCGTGGCTGCCTGTTCGACGGTCATTGTCGGCTCGACTGCGGCCGCGGCGAGCAGCGCTGTGGGGAACGATGTCGGATCGAAGGACTCGTCATCGTCCTTGCCCTCGCGCGGGGGGTGTGCGGCGAGCAGGTCAGACCATGCTTTGTCGCCGATGCTCTTGAACCGGAACGTCGCGGACGCTGCCCGCATCTCCGCCTCGAGCTCGGCCTTGCTGGCTCGCAGCTTGGTGCGAGGGTCGGGGTCGGACATGCTTGAGGGTTCCCACCCCTCGTACTGATCCAGGTCGTCATTGACCAGGTCGAGGTCGCCGAGGAGGTCGCCGCGGAGGCAGACCCGTACGGAGGCGGTGGCTGGTTTTACTTTGGCTAGGAGGTCTTCGATGGCGCTCATGCTGTGTCCCGTCTTTGAGTCCCGGTGGAGGCGTGAAGGGGCGCAGCCCGGGACAAGCTGCGCCCCCCGAATAAGGGGTGGAGCAGGGTCAGGCCATGACCGCCGCTGTGTTTGGGTCGCTGGTCGTCCCGAGTGGGATCTCGACGGTCTGGACGGTGTTCGGGCCGTAGCCGCGGACGCCCTCTTTGCATTCGCTCGGGTAGACCTCACACTTGTCGCCGACTGTGTTGGCCGTTGCGGCGTCGACGGTTCGGCGAACGATGAGGTATCCGGTGGCCCGGAAGACGAGAGTCGTCAGGGCCGTGTCTGCGGCGTCTTGCCGTTTGATTTTCACCGAGTTGTCGAACCCACGTCGGCCAGCTCGGCTGGTGTCGTAGGTCGAGGACAGCGCGGACGTGTCGACGTCCGCGGTCTTGGGGCTTACCTGCAGCCCGTCGGGGGTCATCACGGTGTCGAGCCTGAGCCCGGCGTTCGCTTCGGCCACCGTGGGCGCGGCGATGTTGGCCACCGTCGGCGCCCAGGTAACCCGGATTTTTCCATCTGAGACGAGGTCGGCCATGTCAGTTCTCTCCTTCGGGGGTGCCGGCTGTGCCAGCGGGGTTGACGATCTGGTTCAGCCGGGCCACGAGCGTGGACCGGGGGCTTTCGTGGGACTGCTCGGCGGCCAGCGCCGCGGCTGCGGCCGCGGGTTCGCCGGCGACCTCATCGAGTACCTGGTCGACGTTCGGGCGCTTCGCTGCTGAGACGGCCTTGATGACGGCCTGGACGTGGGCGGCGGCGGCTTCTTCGGCCTGGATCCGCTCGACGTCGGCGGTCTCGAGGCTGCGGGACTCGGTGATCGGTTCCCAGCCGCGTGCTGCCCATGCGCCGAGTGCGTCGGTGGGTAGCTCTGCTTCGGTGCCGAGCTCGGGGTGCCGGCAGCGGGTCAGGCCGGGCATCAGGCGCGCACCAGTGCGACGGTGACCGTGGTCACGGCTGAGTAGGTCCAGGACACGAGCCCGGTGGCCGGGTCTGCGAGGCCGGAGGGGAGGTCAATGCTGACCTCACCTGCGGCCGGGACTGCGATGACCGGGTCGGGGTTCGCCTGCCCCCACGTGGAGCCGGGGACGAGGATGGTGACGTTGATCGAGGCGCCGCTACCGTTCTTCACTCGGAGGAACACCCGGTCGTCGGGGTTGCACGAGTCACCACCTGCGGAGGCGGCGGCATATGTGACCGTCGTCCCCGTAACGGCGATCTGCTGGGGGGCCAAAAAAGCCATGGGTCTGCCTCTCGGTGGGGTTGGCTGGGAAGTGCTTGGGAGGATCGGGGCATGACATCGGAGAGCAGGGGCGGGTTCGTTTCAGGGCCCGGCGCGGAAATAAGGATTGAGAGGGTCGGCCGGTGCGTTCACGGCCACTGGCTCTATCGCTTCAATGCCGGCCCGCTTGAGCACGTCATCTCAGCGGAGGAGATCAAAGCCGGTGATCTTCGCCAGGCTCGGTGCGGGGAGACCCGAGTATCAGGCGGGGACGCTTGAGCAGAGCCATCGGATGACGGCGTAGAGCACGGGCGGCTGGACGTCCTGGTCTGCCTGGATGGGTAGGGGGCCACCGTCCATCCGGATCGGCACTGATACGCGTCCGGTCACGGCTGGGATGACGTCGAGGACGGCTTCACGGACGCGGCGGGAGACGATCCGCACGGAGCCGATGCTGTCTCCTACGACGGTGGTGGTGACGATCTCTTCCCACCACCCGGAGCGGCCCGAGAGGGTGTCTCGCGCCGCGCTGGGAACGGGTGAGGACCAGATGACGACGTAGGGGCGGGACGGGAGTTTCCCGGTGGCGGGATCGGTGGGCACTTTGCCGTCGTAAACCTTCAGGTTGGGGTCGGCGGTGATGAGCGCCACGACTGCCTCGGCGGCATCGACGTTCGTCACAGGATGCTCTTGGCAGCCAGTGCCTCGAGTAGGCCTGTGACGATCGGGGCTTCACGGTGCAGCGCTGCGGTGTGGTCCCAGCTCGGGGGCTGGGTGCTTGTGCCGTAGGCAGCGATGAATGCCAGGGAGCCGGCGGCTTTGCCTTGGACCGGCCCGATCTCAGAGGAGAGGCCTGTGATGTCGTAGCTGATTGCTGGGGCGACCTTCTTGAAGTGCGGCGACCGGGCGATCTCGGCCGCCATGTCTTCCTTGATCTTGATGCTGGCGACCTCGAGGATCTTGCGGGCGCCGGTCACCGTCGCGGCGTTGCCCCGGCCTAGGTCGAAGGCGAGCTTGTTGAGCTGTGAGACGTCGATGTCAACCATCGAAACCTCCCTCGATGCACGGCAGCCGGCGCATGGTGGCATGGGACTTGTGGATCGAGACGCTGGTGCGGAATCTGCGACCGACAAGGTCGGGGTCTAGGGCTGATGCGTCGATGGTGGCGACGTCACCGGTGCGGAGCCCGACAACGGACATGGGGACCTGGAGCTCGACCAGGTGCTGGGGGACGACGGTCTCGCCGGCGATCGGGAGCTGGGTGCGTGGAGCCCTGTTCTGGACCCGGCACTTGCCCGCGTAGACCGTCGATGTGTTCTTCACGTCGACGCCGGTGTTCGGGTTCGTGCTTGTCGTCCCATCCCAGCGGGTGATGGTGCAGACATCGACCATCTGGGCTTCAGCAAGGGCACGGCCGGCCAGGACCGCGGACTCGGCACTCATAACAGTTCGCCGTTGGCCAGCAGACGCACCCCGCGCACGCGGGGGATGATGACCCCCGTGATCAGGCGCAACTCGTCATCGGAGACGTACAGGGCACCGGAGGCGATCGCCACGTCCCGTTTGTAGCGGTAGTCGTCGATCGATTCTTCACCCTTGCCGTCGGGGTTCTTCAGGACGCGCAGGACCATGCTCGCCACGACCCAGGAGAGTGACTGTTGGGTCACGATCCCGGCGATCACGTCCGCGGCCAGGTTCGGCCGGCGCACAGTCAGGATGCTTAGCGCGTCAGCGATGAACGACCCCGCCACCACGGATTCGGATGCGGACAGTGGCCGCCAGCGGGCCTCGAGGTCAGATACGAGCACCGAAAGTGCCACTGGCGACCACCTCCTGTCAGCGGTAGAACTGCGGAGTAGGAGTCGCCGCCGACTGGATCTCGGCGGGGCCGCGGTGGTTCTCCACATTCACGAAGCTGGCGTTGGCGGCCGGGGCCGTGGCGTTCGCCCCCGTGACTGCGGTGCGAACGACGTAGGTCACCCCGGCGTCAGTGACGGACTTGCCAACCGCGTACGCGGTCAGGGTCACGTATGCGGTCACGGCAGTTCCGTCTCTGCCGTTGGCTAGGAGGTACGGGGACCGGTCAGCGTCCGAGGACCAGCCCAGGAAGCCGTTCGTTGCGGCAGCACCTGAGGATTCCGAGACAACCCCGGCCACCTGCGTTCCCATTAGGAACCATCCACTTTGGTGGGCGGCTTCTCATCCGGTGCGTCGGTCTCAGGCGTGGGCAGGTCGCCGGCCTTGCCTGGGAGGGTGTAGTTCTCCAGCGGTGTCGGATCGGTGCGGATGCCACTGAATCCCTTCGCGGTCTCCTCGTCGACGTTGGCCTGAACCTCAGCCTCGCCACTGTTCTTTGCCTTGCTCGTCTCACCACTGTCTGTGGACTTGCTTGCCATGGCTGTTCTCCCATTCGATGATGTCGGCGTCTGTGCCATTGGGGTACGCGTACAGGGCGTACGGGGCCAGCAACGGCGCCCACGCGGCCTTGACCGCAGCGGTTGCGGCCTCGTCCCGGGCGTAGGGTGACGTGCCGTAGTCGGAGCGTTTGTTGCCCCATCGTTCGGCCCAGTCCGGGGCGGGCCGAACCCAACGACGGGGGCGCCTCATGTCAGACGGCTTGCTTGATCACGGCGAAGGGGTACCTGGATCCGGCCACCGGGTTGTCGTAGTTGATGGTGTTCGCCGTCTGGAAGGCGCAGCGGCATACGACGCGCAGCGCGACCATGTCCTGCTGGGCCAGGGCGTACTGCGGGGTGACGCCATCGGCGCCGTAGATCGTGGCCTCTGTCAGGACTTTGTAGGTGATGTCCTGACGGATGCCCATGATCGCCTGGGTGTAGTCGCCGACGACGGCCTCGGCGGCTCCCGTGGCCGGGGCCGGCCACAGTCCACGCATGGGGTAGAGGACAGGGACGCCGTAGACGCTGGTGGGGCTGACCTCAGCGAGCAGGACACCGTAGGCGTCACGAGTGCTCCGCAGCTTGCCTTTGTAGGCGACGTTGGCCACGACTCCGTCGACTGAGAAACCGTCAGTCTCGACCAGTCCGAACGCATCCGCGAAGTCGCCTGACAGTCCGGCTTTGTCGGTGCGTGGCGTGCCGATGCTGCGGTTGACGACGTTGCCGGCGGCCGTGGCGTCGGTGACGATCGCGCCACCCCAGGATGCGGGCTTGTTCGTCCCGAAGAACACCGCTGCGTCGCAGGCCCGTGCGATGGCATCGACGATCAGGGGCTTGATGGAACCCCACACGTCGTAGCTTGCGTCGTTCAGGACCGCCTCAGGGATCGGGACGATCGCCGCGAGCTCTTCGACGTTGAGGTACTTGTTGGCCCAGTCGACCTGGGTGGTCTGCTTGACCCCGGTGTCGCCGTTGACGAAGTAGGCCAGAGGCAGCGCTGACAGGACCGGCATACGGGTTTGGTTGGTGCTCATCCGGACCTGCTTGAACATGGACATGCACGCGGACTGGTTGACCAGGGCGGTGAGGATGTCGTTTGAGACGACTTCGGGGATGAGCGACTGTGCGCTCGTGCGACTGACGATGTTGTTGTACGGCATGTTGACCTCCTAGGTCATTGGGGTTTTGCAGCGAGGCCAGCCATGCCGACTGGTGCTGCGGTTTACGCCCAGCCGGTGGCTCGACGGAGAATGTCGTTCATGTCCTTCGCCGGCGTGGCCGATGTGCGGGCACCACCGTCAAAGGACGGCGGACCTCCCTCAGGGGTTGGGACGAGGCGCTCGACTGCGGCTTTGATGGCTTTGGAGTCGGGCTCACCGTCGTCGCCGACGAAGCGGCCTAGGTCGACCCACTCGAGCGCGGAAGCCGTGTCGAAGTCGGGGTTGCGACGACCAGCAACGGCGTCGAACTCGGTGCGGGCCAGCCGCTTGCCGAACTCACCCACAGCCTCGGTGCGACCAGCGGCTTTGGCTTCAGCTACGGCCTTGTCGGCGTCGGTCATCGAGGACTGACGGACCTGCTGGAGCTCCTTTTCGAGAGCTTTGAATCTGCGGTCGGACTCCTTGCGGGCAGCACGCTCGGTGTCGAGGGCCTTCTTGCCTGCGTCGCCGAGGTCGTCGGTGGTGGAGTGGCCTTGGTTCTGTTGCTGGTCGGTGTTTGTGTCTTGCTGGTCGTCCGGGTCGGTGTTGGTGTCATCAGCCATCGCGGCCGTCTCCTTTTTTCGTCCACTGGCCGTCGCGGCTGGTGGGGGGCTTAGAGCAGGTAGCCGTGCTGCTGGAGCAGGTTCAGGGCTTCCGTGCGGTCAGAGGCGATCCGGTAGATGCCGTCTGGGGTGAGTCGTTGCCGTCCGGGGCCAAGCCGCTGACGAGCGAGGCCGCTGGTGGTGGTGCCTTCGGAGGTCGTCATCCCCTGCGCGCCGCGCTTGGCGTTGACGACCTGGCCGAGGTCCGCTCCGTCGGTCAGGGCCTTGCGTTCGGCAGCATTCAGGCCGGTGATCTGGTCAAGGGGCGGGGCCGCAGTCAACCCTTTGGCTGATCCCTCACCGCAAGGCACGTTCTGGCAGTCACAGCGCGGGTGGCGTTGAAACCCTTGGTTGTAGCGATACCAGCGCCCTGCCAGGACTGCGCAGCGGCTGCATGAAACGCCGTAGACCATGCGGATGTACCCGATACCTGGACGCGCAGCAATCGCGACCCCAGCGGCACCACGTGAGGCGTCAGCGACTTGTGTGTGTATCGCCATGTCGAGCCATTTGCCGCCGGTCTGCAGTGCCGCTTGAGGTTCCAGCGTTTGGGCTGCGCTCTTGGCGGTTGTCACGGCGCCGTATAGGAGTGAGACCAATGGCCTGCCGTCAGCGGCGATGCCGGCAAAGGCTTGGGGGTCAACCTCGGCTAGGGGGTTGATGGACTGGCCGAGCTCGGTCAGGGTCGCCGGAACATATGCTGCGCCGTTGCGTGCCGCGCCGAGCTGGGCCGAAGCTGTCAGCAGAGTGATCCGAGGGCCGATCTTCGCCCAGGAGGTGTCGAAGTCGGGGCCCATCGCCGCCCACTCGCGACGAGTCAGGCCAAGGATCGCAACGATGAGACGTTGCTGAGCTCGGTACTGGTCAAGGGCCGCCGACGGGAGCACCTTGGCCGCCGTTCATCAGCCCGCGGGCGGCGGCAAGGACCGGGTCGGTCTCAGCTGCCTGACCGTCCTGTTCTTCCATCCGGCCGATCGCGGTCGCCGAGTAGCCCAGGTCTTCCCGGGCTTGCCGCAACGGGATCAGCCCCGCGCCATACTTCTTCACCACTGAATCGGTGCGTTCACCCTCAGTGCGAAATTCCGGGTCACGCCAGATCGTCTCCAAGGACTCATCACCAACATCTGGCAGTCCAGCGGCTTTGCGCGCCAAACGAACTGACTCCTCGGCCGGGTCGTCGGTCGTGCGCATGCGCTGACGGGTCTTGGAGATCAGGCCGCTTTCAGAGGCTTTGAGCGTCTCGCCGTTGACGTTGTTCAGCTCACCGAGCAGGTACTGGGCGGGGGTCCGGGTGCGGGATGCGATGTCCTTGACGTCCTCGCGCTTTGCGGCCGAGTACGGGTCCAGGGGCGCGGCGTCCCACTGTCCGAACGTCGTCTCTTCGACGTCTGTGGTCACCATCCGGTTACGGCCCACATCGATCGGCGGCAGTGGCTGACCGTGCTCGTCTTCCTCGGGCCAGGCGGTGGCCCACTTCTGCGGGAACGCTCCGTAGTCCTGGGTGATCAGCCGGTCGGCGAGGGTCTTGTTGATCCGGTCCTGAATGTCCGTCACATCGGCGAGCTCGGACACGCCACCGGTCAGCAGGCGCGGGTTGTTCGGCCATTCGATCAGCGGCACGACATCGAGGGGGTTCCGGGCCGGCCATGACTCCTTACCAACGATGCGCTGTTCCCAGATCAGCGCCTCGGCCGGCTGGCCATCGCGCTTTTGAGCCTTCTGCTTGTAAAGGAAGCCGCCCTGCCAAAGCGAGCTGTGAAGCTCACCGGTCCACTCGTCGTCCCAGACCTTCAGGCCGGCCTTGCGAACTCGCCGGTTACTGCCCGGCTCGTAGGCCACGACGGTCTGTGAGGGGTGCTCCACCCACATGAACGGTGTGGACGGGTCACCAGGGTTCGGCGCCACGAGCATGTACGACTTCCCACAGATGAGCGCCTCGAGGATGCCTTGGTCGGAGTCGGAGTCCAGGTTGTTGGCCTGCCAGATCCGCCACGTGTCCTCATCCGCCCCCTCAGCATCTGCACCAAGACGGAACCCTTCAATCTGCATTCGCTCAGCGGTGGCATCGCAGACCAGCCCCATGTAGTTGCTGCGGGTCATCAGCAGGATCCGCCGGAACTCTTGACGAGCCTGCGGTGCCAGCCATGGCAGCGGGTGGTCGCCGCGGTAGTACGCGTCGAAGAACTCGCACTCCTCCTGCTGTACCTCGAGGCGTTTGTGCAGCTTCGCCACCCACCACTGCGGGGACAACGGCGTCAGTTCAGGCACCCGGAGCCCCCTTTCCGTCAGTATGTGGAGACCCTTCCGCGGGCGCGGGTCAGGTTGTGTTTCGCGACGCCCCACCCGTCAGCTCGAGCATCGGCGGTAGCCTCATGGCAGATGACAGAGGTCGCGGCGCCGTCGATCTTGCGGTGGTAGGCGCCGGCCGGTTTGGTCAAGACGTAACGGTCAGCGCCGACGGCTTTCTTACGGGCGTTGGCGATGTGCAGGGCCGTGGTGGGGCAGTCATCGTGGGTGAGCGCACCGGTGGTGAGATCGGTGACGAATCGCTGGCAGGCGGCGTGCATCTGCGCGGTCCGGTAGGTCGCCCATGGGATGACGACCGTCTCCCCGAACCTCAGGGCCCAGGCCTCGATCTCGGACTGCCACCACGGCGGGTCGAAGTAGCCCCGGGCGACGCGGTAGGTCGCGAACGTCTCGGCCAGCGCGGCGTCGACCTCGAGGCGGGGGATTCGCCCGCCCCACTCGGCCGGGTTCCAGATCGTTGGCCGCTTGTCGGGTCCGTAGGTCGGTGTGAACTGGTGCCCTTCTCGGGTCTCTGCTCGCAGGTAGGTGAAGTCGTCGCTGTCGGAGCCGTCGAATCCTAGGCAGACGTCTTGCATGACGTCTCCCACAGGCCCTCAGGCAGCCATGCGCCCAGGCCCTGGACCAGGCGCCCGCCGAAGAACCGCTCGGCCTGGGTGGGGTCCTTCTCGAGTAGTTCGAGGGCCTCGGCTTCGATGCTGTCGAGGTCGATGTGGCCACAGCCCGCGTAGACGTACTGCAAGATCTTGCGGCGCTCGCGTTTGTTCTTGAACGACAGAGCAGCCGGTGGTTGCCGGAAGAACTTGAAGATGTCCGGGGCCGGGGACTCGAATGTGCTCTGCGCGACGCTGTTCTCGCCCGGGTCCCACGTGTTCGTGGTCTCCATCGTTCGGCCGCCCATGCCGGCCGCGCCGCGGCGTTGGGTTTCGGCGAGCTTGCGCATCTTGTTCGATGTCAGGTACAGCCCGGTCTCGTCCTGGAGTCCGAAGCTGATGGGGTTGCCCAGGCGGGCCGGAGCTGATGAGGTCACGGCGTCGATCCGGTCCATGTCCGGGTCGTCGCTGGCGCCGACGATGCGGATGAAGGACTCACGGACCTTCAGGAGGTGCTTCAGCGGTCCCATGTGGATCATCGCGGTTAGCGGCCGGTAGACGTTGTCGACCTGGTCCTGGGACGTGGCTGTGAGCTGGATCAGCGGAGATGGATGCCGTAGACCCTTGGGCTCGCCTGGCTCATAGGCGAAGGTCCAGCCACAGGGGCAGCCTGAGTCGGCACAGTCATATACCTCGCCGCGTTTGGCCCATCCGCCGAACAGGCACGGGCCCACGGCCTCGTTCGCCACGATCGCTGCCGACCAGGGCCCTTTGCCGGTCTTCTGGGGGCCGACGATCTGGCTGCGGCGGTAGGTGAACGCCTGATTCAGCAGCGGCCGCTGCGGGATCCACTTCGCATCTTCACGGATCCGGTAGTGGTTCGCCGCGCACCAGAACTGCCAGTCGTACTCCTTGAACGGCTCGCCTCGAGCGAAGAGATCGGGTACGCGGCAGTGCTGCTCGATCCAGCCATCGACCAGGTCGCCGAGGGTCGGGAAGTCGACGACGAAGTCATTGCCCATCGCCAACAGCCCGAAGGCGGCGGGCGCGCGGCGCTGCAGCCTTCTTGGCCACCGGTGCCTTCTCAGTCACCTCGTCGACGGCGACGACCCAGCCCAGCTCGGCCAGGCCCGCGGTCGTCATCCCGACCTGGTCACCGAAGCGGTGCAGCTGGCCCATTAGCGACGCTGATGCGTCCTTGAGCTCGCACCGGTATGCCACCCGGACCCACAGCGCGACCGTGTAGCCGCGCCACTGCTCCGATGGCATCGACCAGGCACATGCCTGCGGTGTCCGCCATGCCCGGGTCCATAGCGCGAGCTCACGCTTGGCTGGCCTGGGGAGTGGGAAGTCAGGGATATCGCCGGCGTATCCCTGCGCCGGCAGCGCGGTCAGTTTGAAGCCGCGGCGGTCGGAGCGAGCAGAGTCCTGGGTCGGTTTGGGGCCGGATCGGTTGCGTGCTCCACCACTGGCCATCGGTCATTCCTCCATCAACCGCGTCGCGCGGCGTCGGGTGAGGTCAGCCTCGCGCTGAGCCTCGGGTTACGTCTGGGGGGTGGTTCGCAAATGTTTGAACCCTCCGCACCACCGAGCCACC